CTACCCCAATCGCTGAAATAGCAGATTGGATAGACGATTTAGAATTTGTTCTTGAAGATGAAAAGCGCTTGAGGGAGGATGAGGACTAATCCATCAAGCGCTTTTTGCGTACACAAATTTAAAAGAAAGGAGGAACTATGGCGGGTAAAGTATTTGAGATTGCTTTTGCTATAAACGGCGCCTTAGCACAAGGGTTTAAAACCTCGATGCAGCAAGCCAAAGGCACGTTGACGCAATACGGCTCTAAAATGACCGAGCTGAAAGCTCAACAAAGGGCGTTGGATTCTGCATTAAAGCAAGGCGTTATTTCCATGGACTCGTACCGCAACGCAACGGAGAAGGTTGGCAAAGCGCTTGACCAAACGGCAGCTAAGGACGCAAAACTCAGAAAAGCAATGCAAAATAAAATTGCCGCTGACGCTAATGCTAAAAGTGCTCGTAGTGATTTAGGTAGTACTATGGCTACTACTGCAGTCATGGCCGCTCCGCTCGTTGGAATGCTATCTAAAGCTGCAGACTTTGAAGCAGTGATGTCCAAGGTAAAAGCAATCACCGTATCCGATGACCAAGCTATGCAACAGCTAACATCCACCGCTCGCGAACTTGGGCAGAAAACTATGTTCTCAGCCACACAAGCAGGCGAAGCTATGACATATCTAGGTATGGCCGGTTGGAACTCTCAACAAATCATGGCTGGTATGCCAGGGCTTTTGAATTTAGCAGCAGCTAGTAATACGGATTTAGCACGTACTGCGGACATTGTATCTGATGATCTTACCGCCTTTGGATTAAGTGCCGAACACGCAGGGCATATGGCGGACGTATTTGCTAAGACCACCACCAAGACAAATACAACTGTTGAAATGTTGGGTGAAACAATGAAGTACGCAGCGCCAGTAGCACACGCCTTTGGTGCAAGCTTGGAAGAAACGGCCGCACTTACCGGGCTTATGGCCAATAGTGGTATTAAGGCATCTGCAGCCGGTACTGCATTACGTTCAGGGTTCTTGCGTTTAGCGGGTACTTCCTCTAAATCGACTAAAGCGATTGAGGAAATGGGGCTTTCATTAAGTGAAGCCACGGCGCAACAAGAAGAGGCCAAAGCCGCACTAGACAGTCTAGGTATTTCTATGAACGATACCAACGGACCACGCAAGATGAGCGCAATTGTTCGCGACTTAGCCGATAAGACCAAGGATATGAGTAAGGAACAAAAACTTGCTACGCTTGCGACTATCTTCGGTACCAATGCCGCATCAGCTTGGGTATCTGTTATCGACCAAGGCCCGGATGCGTTAGATAATTTAACGAAAGAGCTTGAAAATAGTGATGGCGCAGCTAAGGATATGGCCGACGAGATGCAGAATAATGCGCGCGGAGCACTAATTAAGCTTTCATCTGCAACTGAATCAGTAGCAATCGCAATCGGTAGCACAATGTTACCTACTCTAGCAAAACTAGGTGAATCTCTTGCAAATGAAGCTGCTTACGTTGCTGAGGTTGCGGGACAACATCCGGAACTTACGGAAGCTATTATCAAGACAAGCGTTGCAGTAGCGGGCATGGTAATTGCTTATAAAGCAGCACGAGCTGTATATTACAGCGTAGTGGCGGCCCAAGCAGCTTATAAAATGATGATGGAATCAGAACGAGTGGCAACAATGAGAAGCGTAATTGCTTCTGGCGTACACAAAGCTACAATGCTAGCTGGAACCTTCGCAACTTATGCGGCCGCAGCAGCACAATGGGTGTTAAATACGGCGATGAATGCCAATCCGATCGGACTGGTAATATTAGCGGTTGCTGCATTAGTCGGAGCATTGGCGTGGCTAGTTACTCATTTTGAAATAGTATCTGATTTCTGTACGTCGATGTGGGAATCCCCTATTGCTGCAATTATAGCTTTTATTTCCGGCCCGATAGGGCTACTACTTTACGCAGCTATGGGCTTAATTGCCAATTGGGACCAAGTGAAAGCCTGGTTCACTCTATTATGGGAAGACCCTAAAGCAGCGCTCGGCCAATTCTACGACTGGGTGATGAGTAAACTCGGAGGCCTGTTTGATTGGATTAGTGAAAAATGGGAATGGGTTAGATCCATTTTTAGTAAACCAATTCAAGCAAGAGTAGAAGGCACGGCAACAGCTAATGGGCAAACGGTGCAACATAACGCGAAAGGCGGTATTTATGGGAAAGGCGCGTTCCTTACTACGTTTGCCGAAGAATCTGATGAAGCTGCAATTCCAATCAATGGCACACCAAGGGCCGAAGCCTTATGGCGCCAAACTGGTGCTATGATGGGGCTTTTCCCTGGTGAAGGCAACTCTGCAGTATCTGTATCAGCACCAATCAACATCACTATTAATGGTAATGCGGATGCAAGTGCTGTACAACAAATTAAAAGTGCTGTAGGCGGAGCGATAGATGACCTAGAAGCAAGACTTGCTGAAATCCAAAATCGGAAAGGGCGTGTAAGCTATGCCTAGTAATTTGCGATATGTTACCGTCAAACTGCAGTATGACCAAAAGGACATCACACAAGACCTGGTTCCGTATTTAAAGGATTTCAGCTTTAACGATGTAATGTCCGGAGAAGCTGATGATATATCAATTACACTACATGATATAGAAGAGCTTTGGATGTCCGACTGGTTCCCTGAAAAAGGGGCAAAGTTAACCGCATCAATCGTATTCCATAATTGGAATGAACTCGGTGACGAGATAGAGATGAAATGCGGGCAGTTTGAAATTGATGAAATTACTTGTAAAAATCCACCGCACGAGGTCACTATAGGGGCTGTTAGTGTTCCGGATGAATCCAAGTTAAGAGGGGAATTAAAGAGTAAGTCCTGGGAGAAGACTACGCTCAAATCTGTTGCGGAGGAGCTCGCAAAAGGTGCTGGGCTTGAATTGTTTTATGATACACCCGAAACAATCAAATTAGATAGGGTAGAGCAGTCGGACCAATCTGATTTAGAATTCTTGATGAAAGTCTGTAAAGATAATGGGCTAGCGTTAAAGGTTTCAGACAAGCAAGTGATTATTTTTGATGAAACAAAATTTGAAACAGAAAAAGTAGTCGCAACGCTAATTAAGGGGCCAATGCCTACAGACCTTACAGAAGAACAAATTAAGGAGCTTGGGGAAATCATCCCATATCAGGGCAGTTACTCATTGAAGTCATCGTTGAAGGATATATATTGGGGCTGTCACGTGAAGCATAAGAGCACTAAGCAGAAAAGCAATATTGAATATACGTTCAAAGACCCAAACAAAACACAAGGCAAGATATTGCAAGTTAACCAGGGATGTGAGTCTCAAGCAGAAGCCGAACGCTTGGCCAAGAAAAAGCTACGCGAAAAGAACAAGAATGAAATTACTGGTTCTGTTGCTATGCTTGGCCATATGGTGTTGGCCGCATCAGCCACAATCAATTTAAAAGGATTCGGTAAATTCGATGGTAAGTATATCATTAGTAAATGCTCCCATAAGATAGGGGGCGGATATACACAAAGCCTAGATATAAGGGGGTGCTTAGATGGATATTAGTGTGGCGTTAAAAAATTTAATTCGTGACGGAATCGTATCTAGTACTGACCCATCTACCATGACGGCAAGAGTAACATTCCCGGACCGCGATGATTTAGTATCGTATCCACTCGAAGTACTTTCACACGGATCACAAGATAATAAACATTACTGGATGCCAGGTGTTGGCGAACAGGTATTATGTTTATTCTTACCGCAAGATAATAATTTGTCCCAGGGCTACATCTTAGGCACTACGTATAATGCCAAGGATAAGCCCTATTTTAATGGGCAGAATATCCACGGCATCAAATTTGCGGACGGCTCGACCGTCTCCTATGATGCGGACGGCGGAGGGCTCGTCATTAATTGTACTGGCAATTTAACTATAAACGCTCCATCAGGGGATGTAGTGGTTAACGGAATTAGTTTAGTGTCTCACACGCACGGCGGTGTTGTTCCTGGAGGCGGAAGCACAGGCACGCCGAATGGATAGGAGGTGAGTAACATATCTTTATTTAGTAAATTAGGTAGTACTGCTGCCAACTAT